TCACTTTATAGGTATTAAATTTCGCATAAGTCCAACAAACATACCTACTATTTTATATTCATATTCTTTAAGCCTTATAGGGGTATAACTTGGATTATAAGATACAAGCATTAGTTCATCTTTTTGTTTGTAACACTCTTTTATAACTAAGCCATCATCAGTATTTACAGCATAGATATTACCATCTTTAAAAGGCATTGCTTTACCTATAACACATAAATCACCATCACATATATGTGGTTGCATACTATCACCAATAGCTGATATTATATCCACCTCATACATATCACCACAATTACCTCTACCAAAGTGCTTTAATATCTTTTTATCGATTACTACCTCTTCAAACTCTTCATCATCATTATATCCACCTCCACCAAGACTAGCTTTTACATTAAACATCTTTAGTATCTTATATCTTTTTTCTGATTTACTAAGACTATTTCCATCTTGATTGTAAAAGAATAAATTTATAGATATATTCCGCTTTGATAAGAAGTCCATTATCTCCTTATAGGGGATTGTATTCCTAAACTTCATTTGAGCATAAGAGTTTGGACTTATACCAAGCTCTCTAGCCACATCAGCATCTTTTATATTCTTCCTACCTTCCGTGGCTAGTATGTCTTTAAGCCTTTCGTTTATCTCATTCATATTCATTGTAATACCTTTAAATTTTATAATGAATTTAAACATATTTTCAAATAATATCTAAAAAATATTACAATTTGTAATGATACTAAAAATTCATAATAAGTAATTCTTTGTTAATCTTATTTGTTTTAGCATTGAGTGTGTATCTTATGCTTAGCTCTTTGATTGTAAAATCACTATAAAGCTCTCTTACTAAGTCGCAATCATTATAAGAAAGTATAAAATTAGCATTGATATTGCTTAATATATAAGATAGATTTTTATGATCTGCTAGGTTAAAATCTTTTAGGGTTTTATAATAGCTTTCAGTACCCACATACGGTGGGTCTAGATAAAATAGTGTATCTTTGCTATCATACTCTTTTATTAATCTTTCATAGCTCATATTCTCTATAATAGCACGCTTAAGTCTTCTTGATTGCAGTGTAAAATCCCGGTAAATATTTTTAGGGTTTCTGCCCTTAGCCATAGCAAAATTATTACCCTTAGATCCAAAGCTAAGACTTATAAGATAAAAGTAAAAAGCTGCTCTTTGTATGTTGTTTCTTGGTTTTAGCTTTTTATCTTTTATAAGATAAAAAATCTCTCTACTTCTTAGTATATTATTAAGCTCTATGTTTAGGCTTTGTGGTCTTGTTTTTATTATTCTATGTAAATTTATAAGTTCGCCATTTATATCATTTAGTATCTCGCATTTTGACGGTTCTTTTTGATAAAAGACAGATAAAGCCCCGCCAAACACCTCTACATACTTATCGTGCTTAGGCATTAAAGCTATTATGTCTTTTGCTAGCTTACTTTTGCCACCTACCCAGCCAAACGCTGCTTTTGTTGTTTGCATACAAACTCCTTATAAAATAAAATATTTTTGCTTGTTTATAAGAAGTTTTGCTAATATTACTCTGCTTGTTTATAAGAAGGGGCTTTTATGCTCCTTAACCCTCAAACTCAACATCTATAAAATACCCGCTACTACTTAGATTGTGTCTAACACTCTTTATGCTAAACTCTATATTCTCAACACCGCCAACATCTTTAAAGCTTATCTTGCCACCAGCTCTTAACTCTTTTCCAAGCAAAGAACAACTCCCGCTAAGCCCGCCACGCTGTAACTCATTTAGCTTTGACTCTCCCATCTTTAAAGCCTCGCTGTCAGCCTTTGGTTCCGGTATTTGCATTTTATATACTTGTTTACCTTTGCCTACTTTTACTTCATTGTCTTTACCGCTCTTATTGTCGTGCCAGCCTACCACTACACTATCATAGCTATGCCTGTTTGCCTCTGTTATGCTTAGACTCACACACTCACTCAAAGACACTACAAATCTAGGCAAACTCTCATTTTTTGCACTCACACCAGCACCGTTAAGAGCCTTGGCTTTACCTTCTTTGGTTGTTATTGTTATGGTGTTATTCTTAACTCCCATTAAGTATCCAAGCTCAAAGCAAAGAGTATATAAAAACTCTATATCAGATACATTGTTTTGAAGTTTTGATAACACTGGTATATCATCACCCACACCTTTAAAACTAAGCTTATTTTCATCTGCTATTTTGTTTGCTATACCAAAAAGTGTGGTATTTTCCCAAGTCCTTCTTTTAGCCTCTTTTTGCTTACTAGCAAAATTTACAGCAGTAGCTCTTACCTCTGTTGTGTTTGCTTTATAGTCCTTTGTTACTGTTTGAACACTAAATTTACCACAATGATAAAGCCTGTCTACATAACCAAGCCAAAGCTCCAAATTATCCCCAAAAAAGGGCTTTTTATAAAGTCCATTCACAACAAAGCTTATCTCATCGCTTTTATCACCTTCTTTGTCATCATAGCTTAGATTTATTAGATTAGCCCTTATCTTTGCAGTTACATCAGCTCCATTAGCAAGTAGCTTAAAATCACCAACATTTACCACAAGGCACTCTCCGTTTGCTTTTTTTCTTCTTTTATTTCTGGCAAAAGCACGTTATCCCCAGCACTTAGCACATATTTTAGCTTTGTATTTAGTTCAAGCACCATTTTAAAAAACCTAAGATGCCCATAATAAGCCTGCACCACACTATCAAGCCTATCTCCATCTTTTGCTATATATATCTTCATTCATAATCCCTTACAAGTTCTAAGCTAAAGCTTTGTGTAAAAAACAATCCATTATCAGTAAAGATAGACTGATTTTCATTTATACTCATTATTGCAAACTTACCTAGATACTTACCATATCCGGTTACAAGTATATGGCTCTTACCACTGTTTGCTAGCTCATAAAGCTTTTTAAGCCCGCTTTGTTTATCTCTTTTATAGGGTAGAGTTTTACCTTCTATCGTTATGCTTTGACTTTGCAAGCTTTGCCTAAACAAGGTAGGATTGTTATTTATCCTTTCATTTTTGCTTATGCCAAACTCACTTTGCAAAGCAATGCTATTTGTCTGTTCCCAGTTAAATTTAAAATCTCCAAGACTTAATACCATCTTTTACCCCACTATGCTTGTATTTTTTTCATTCATTGCTTCAGCTTTTAAAGCCCTTTTAACACTCATTAAAACAGCCTTTTCAAACTCAGCCATATCAAACTTACCATCAATTGTAGCTATGTTTATACCACCATTAAAGCTTATGTTTATAGCTTGATTTACTGCATTCATAGCCTTAGTTGCAAATGTTTCAGCTTTTTTAGGTTCTTTTTCTTTTTGATACCAGGGCTTAAACTCTTTATTTTTATTTACTAATGGTTCTTGATCTGATATTTGTTTTGTTGTATCATCATTACCAAAACCAAAAAAGCTTTTTGCGCCACTCCAAACACTACCTATATTATCAGTTACTGTTTTTAAAGTATCACTAACCCAGTTAAACTTATCACTAAACCAATCAAACAAACCACCAAACACACCTTCAAACCAAGAAGCAACAGAGCTAAAAGCGCCTTTTATATCATCAAACATAGCACTAAATAAACCAGCCACACCACCAAATAAGCCACTAATTACATTTGTTATAGGACTAAATACAGATGCTATAAAGCTTACAGTACCGCCAAACAATGTCTTAACCCCATTAATCAATCCACCAAAGGTGTTTTTCGCCCAGGATACAAATTTATTAAAGTATATCTTAACTTTATCCCAGTTAGCTATCAAAAAAGCAGCCGCTATACCTATACCTACTATTATAGCCCCAATGCCAGTTGAAATAAGAGCGAGCCTAAGTATTTTCATAGCACCAGCACCAGCGACCATAGCACTACGAAGCATAGCAAACCCAGCCGCCAAAGCCTTATTAGCTACATTATAAGCACTTGTTAAAACTATGGCAGCTTTTAGTCTAAGTCCGGCAAGCATCATCGCTATATTTTGTGATCTAATAGCTATTACAAGCTTACCAAGTCCGCTAAATAAAAGAGATGAGGCTATTCTTAACATCCTAAAAGTATTCATCGCTCTAAGACTAGCTACACTAACACCCATCATCAAAAAACCAATCGTAGGAAGTATTACACTAAAGCTTATAAAACCAACAACTACAAACGATATAACCTTTGCAAGTGTCTTATGTTTTTCAATAAAGCTATTTATCCAAACACCTACTTTTGTAAGCCCTTGTGTTAATGATCTTATAGCTGGCAATAAAAGCTCGCTTATATTTATAGCTATACCACTAAAAACAGATCCAAGAGCCTTAAAGTCACCCATAGCTGTATCGTTTTGGTCTTTTGCTATCTTTTTAGCTGCACCTTGTGAGTTTTTTAAGCTAGCTTCATAATCTCTTAGGTTTTTAGACCCTTGTTTTAAAAGTGCGGTTGCCCCACCAATAGCTTCCATTCCAAAAAGATTTTTTATAGCTTCTGCTTTTTCACTCTCACTCATTAAAGACATTCTACTATTTAACTCACCTATGATAGTTATCATATCTTTCATTTTTCCATCAGTCGTAGTAGTTGACACACCAAGCTCTTCAAGCATTTTTCTAGCCTCACTAGGCGGTGCTGCCATTCTAGCATACATACTTCTTAATGTTGTTCCTGCCATAGAGCCTTGGATACCAACATCTCCAAGCTTTGCACTAAGTGCTGCAACTTCTTCAATTGATGCCCCAAGACCACTAGCGACCGGAGCTACATATTTCATAGTATCACCAAGCATAGTAGTATCAACATTTGCACTACTCATAGCCTTTGACATTACATCAGCCACACGACCCATCTCGCTAGCTTTAAGACCAAAGCCTGTTAATATGTTTGAGGCTATATCAGATGTAGTAGCTAGATCGGTAGCTCCTGCACTTGCAAGTGCTAAAAGACCAGGCATAGCTTCCACGGTTTCATTAGCTTTAAAACCAGCCATAGATAAAAACTGCATACCTTGTGCGGCTTGCGAAGCTGAAAAGGTAGTAAAAGCACCAAGATCTTTAGCTGTTTGTTTTAGCTTTTCAAACTCATCAGTATTTGCTCCGGATAAGGCTTTAACTCTAGCCATGTCGCTTTCAAACTGGGCTCCTAGCTTTATAGGCATAACAACAGAAGCTCCAAGTGCTAACTTCTCGCCTATTTTTGATTTAAAGTTAGACATCTTGCTTTCTAAGCCATCTATCTTCATATTACTTAGCTTTATTTTGCTTAAAATGCTATTTAGTTTTTGTGCTTTTGTCCCTGTATTTTCTATTGCTTTTTGTAGCTTATTAAAGCTATTTTCACCAAGCTTTACAGAGCTAATACCTTTAAGAGCCAAGCCTATAGATATACCAATTAGAGCATTTTGCATTTTAATTCCTTTTTTACTATAATATGCCTATGAAAAAATTAGATGATTTAACACAGGTAAATTTATATATAGCTATAAGCTTTGTTGCAATATTTATAGCATTATTTATCAATGTTCCTTTTGAACCAGAAGATGAACTTTTTGCTAAATTTATAGCTACATTTTTTTGGTCTGTTTTAATATATATATTTTTATCCCCAATACTTATATTTTCGTTTGCAACTTTTAAAGAAATTATCTTGCCTATACTATGCTTTTCATGCAAAAAACTATTTAGTAAAAACAAAGCAAAGCAAGACTATATATACAAAGACATATAGCTTGCTTATCTTTACTTCGCAGATGAGCCAAGCTCATCTTTACGACTTATTACTTCGGCGGTTGCTTTGCAACATCGCCTTGCCTTGCAAACTACGGCTCATGCTTCGGCGGCGGATAAATCCGCATCGCCTTGCCTTGCGAAGCTAAAAACGACAAGCAGTTGTCGTTTTTTTACCGCTTCTCATTAATCTCTTCGCAAATCTTTACAAACTCACTAAATTCATCATAAGACATATTATTTATCTCTTCATAACCAAAGTGAAGTGTATAAGCCACAAGGGCTATAGCTTCTAAGCTACAACCCCTGCCACGCCTAAAAAATCCTGCACCACTTTTTGTATAGCATTAAAATCTTGCATATCAAGCTCATCAATCTCTTTTTCTGTCATATTTGCACACACAGCACATATTTTAATAGACTGTTCTATTTCACTTTTAGAACCACTACTTGCCATTCTTACAGCTCTTACTGTTGGAGCATAAACTTCTATCTCTTCGCCTTTTACTTCTAATTTAACTGTTGTTTTTCTCATTTGTTGTCCTTTTTTACTTTTACTTCGGCGATTGCTTTGCAACATCGCCTTGCCTTGCACTCTTTTTATCGGTGCAACTTCGGCGGTGGATAAATCCACATCGCCTACGCCTTGCAGGGCTACAAATGCCAAGCAGTTGGCATTTGCTTTACGCCCTTCATTCTCCTAAATTTGCTCTTACATCTGCCATATAATCAACTCCGCCAACAACACATATCATATTTTCTACATCTTTTAGTATTAGTTGTGTATTGTCTATTTTTAGATCTATAAAATGAGCTGACATCTTTGCTGTTATTTCAAGTTCTTTTCCACTCTCAAGCTCTGTTATCTCATAGCTTTTAAAATCACCTGTAATTGCCAAAGATAGTGGTGCTTTCTTCTCTTTTCCACTCTCAAATATAGATGCTTTAAAAAGCAAAGGCACTCTGTTTTTAAATACATTAATACCAAGGGCATTAAACTCGTTTTTATCTATTTTATTTATAGTAAACTCAATCTCTGTTGCCTTTAACACACCCATTGAGTACTCAGCACTCAAGGCACCTTTAGTTTCTAGTGTTTCAAACTCTATTGTAGGAAGCTTTAGCTTTTTGGTTACCCCTAGGTAACCTTGTCCATCAACATAAACATTAGCTTCTTGCACTATTTGTGGTATTTGTCTTCTTACCATCATTTACTCCTTATTTTTACTTTTACTTCGCAGCTAGGCAAAGCCTAGCTTTGCGACAAGGAGCTTTCGCTCCCTTGACCCACCTAAAGCACACCGTTGCTTTCGGCAACGCCGTATTTTACCTTTACTTCGCAATTAATCTAGACCTAGCTTAACGCTTCTCACTTCAAATCTTCTAATAACAATTTTGAATAGCTATCCACATAGATAAAATCTAGTGTTAATTGCTTAACTATAGGATTATTTTGCATTCTAACATCAAGATAAAACTTACCAGCTGTAACTGTTGCATCTGTGTTTTTCTCACTCCAAGATAGCTCAAATCCAAGCAAGACCTTAGCACCAACTAGTGATCTTAAAAGCTCTTCCACACTTCTTTTAGCGTGATATAGCTCGCTTGCCTTTCTATCTATCGCAAAAAGTACACCTTTTTGAGCTGCTTCACTTATACGATCAAATATCCTAACCCTTGCTAGATCTTGCCATATACTGTCCATATCACTTGTTTCACCGCCCCAAGCCCTAAAGCCTTGCTCTCTTATCACAGTTGAAATTTTTGCCCCACGAAGCTCATCAGCCGTGCAAGTTTCACCTAGTTCAAAGTCTATATCAACCTCAATGCCAAACACACCGCCCATAACTCTGTTTGAGTAGCTATCACTATATCCAAACTCACTTTGCCCATCAACATAAGCTATCATTCCAGCAATGCGAGCTGATTGTGGAGTGTATTCATACTCGTTATTTTCCTCATCCCATGTCTTTACATTTGGATAAGCAGCTATTAGCCTTCTTGTTCCAAAAGCACCCATTTTACCTATAGCTTCACTTGCACTACTTGCTTTTATATCTACTATACCAGTAGCTTTTAGCTTTTTAGCCGTGCTTTCTATCTCAACCTTTATTGCATCTTCGTGGCTAAATCCAGGTGCTATTATGATATTTGGTCTATAAGCTGTTTTTGCCTTTGCATTCTTAAAGTTGTTTATAGCTTGTTTGCAAGCCGTAACTTCATCATTTGTCTCTTCGTCATTATCTTTGCTAAATACAGATAAGATGATTTGAGTGTTTACAGCTTGATCATCTATAGCCTTTAAAGCCTTATAGATGCTGCCTTTTTTAAAGGTCTCAGAGCTTGATTTTTTCTGCTCGTACTTTTCATCAAGTGCCTCAAGTGCCTTTTTGGTTGTCATATAAAAATGTATCCCATCTTCTAGCACTTCCTCATATCCTGCTATGCCTATAGGTGTAGTACTTTCTACTGCTATAGGTCTTGCCGCCTCGGCACTTATGGTTACATTTACACCATATTTTGCTGCCATAATTCACTCCTTTTATTAAATTTCATATTTAAATTTGTGATAAAATCTACAACTATAATAAAATAGCTTAGACTTAAATTTATTCACTTTTAACTCTAAAAGAGCCTTTAAAAACATATCATCAGCATATTTAAAGCTCACATTTTTGAGTGTGTCATCTTTGATAGTGCTATCAGCTACATCACATAAATAATCATGTACGACAATAGCCGATAAATACTCAGGACTATTTGGAGGAAAGAAACACCATAAAATTCTAGGTATGTTTGCCCCATTTGTTTTATAACCTTTTGGTATCTTTACACCATCAAAGATAAAATCTTCTACAAGTTCAAACTTATCTTTACTAAAAGGCTTAACATTAACTCTATGTTTCATCATATAACTATCCTTAGTCTTCTATAAATTCGGATGGTATTTTGCTAGCATCTATAAGCCTTGCAAACACTTTATATAATTCTAAGCTCATCCCACGATTTATGAGATTAGAACAGCCATAAGTTTCAAAAGGGCTGCCATATTTGTCAGCAGTTTGTAATGTTTCTCCTTGCGGTGTAATAATTTTGCTATTTGAACAATTGCAATTATGGTGAAAAAGATGAGTAAAATCAACCATATAATACATATCTAACTGCTTAAATCTCTCTATACTTCTTACTAAATAATACGCATCTTCAATTGTTAAGTCTTTTACTTTTTCATAATTTAGTGCTATTTGCACTCTTGGTTTTTGTAAGGCTGTGTATAGCTGATATGTTTTTAGTTCAAATAAATCATCTCTAAAATTATCTATAACAATTCTTATTTTTTTGTTTTTAAGATTTGAAATACTGTTTAAAACCGATAGCCCAAAAGGTGACATATTGCATAAATTATATATATCTTTATTGTCAGTATTATCAAAAGAGATTACAAAGCTTATGTTCTCAAACTCATTGAAAGTTTTTACAAATGCATTGTCTATAAAAGTACCATTAGTCATAATTTGAATAGACTTTTCTCCATCATTATCATATTTTAAGAGTACATTTAATAAATTTTCAAGTTCTTTAATATGCAATAACGGCTCTCCACCGGATATTGTGAAACTACTAAATTCAATCCCATTGTTTAACTTCTCTTGAATATAATAATCCGCAAAAGACACTATATCTATTTTCTTTTTATTTTTCATATCTTCTTTTAAATGACAAAAGCTACAATTCATATTACAATCATTAGTCATTCTTATATTTAAATTTAGCATTAAAATCCCCTCTTTTTTTTCTTTTCTTTGATTATGTTTTGCTTCTCTTTTAATAATTTATAATACAAACTTGAAACAACTCTTGCCCAAGTAAAACCACACTGTTTTTTCTGATCTAAATATGATTTAATATCTATTTTATTGTACTCATATGGGATTGCTACACAAGTAGAACAAGCTAATTGCACTGGGCAAATTTGACACTCTTTTGGTCTTTGCTTGTATTGATTTAATATTTCATTTGCAAAATCATCTCTGTTGTTAGCAGGAGTTATCTTGCCATCTTTTAAAACGCCCAATTCAACACCATCTTTAAGCATAGTCATAAATCTTGAACAGCCATAAACCTTTTTATCAAAACCTATACAAGACATATGTTTGCAAGATCCGCAAGCATTTTCAGTAGAAACTATCTTATGTTTTAATCTTGTAAAATTTCCAATATTAACATTTGATTTTCCTTTATTAAATACAAAATTAAATATTACTTTTTCATCATAGCCAGCTTCTACTGCTTTATCCATTAAATCAAACATTTCTAAAGTCTGTGTCTCTGACCATTTTAAATCATAGGTATCTTCAAATATAAAATTAGCATTTATTGCAGTTACTCCTTTTTTAAAGATAAAATCAACTCCTTCTGCATATTTATCAGCAGTTTCTTTTGTAAAAGTTTGTTTGACATTTACATGTTCATGTCCTATGTTTTCAAGCAACCATTCAAGTCCTTCAATAACATCATCAAATGAGCCTTTCCTGCTTTTTAGATATACTCTGTTTTTATTGTGTGTTTCTTTTACACCATCAATACTCACTCCTATAAAGATATAGTCTTTGTGTTTTAATATATATTCTTGAACTTTTTTATTTTTCATTAAAGTTGTATTTGATGAAAAATATAATCTAAAATATTTAAATCCAAATTCTTTATATTTACTCAAACAATAATCTGTTATTTTTTCCAACAAATCAACCACCAAAAAAGGCTCTCCACCAATAAAATCAAGTGCCATAATTTTAAATTTGTTTTTATCTTGCTTCATACAAATATCTAAAAACTCTTTTATATATTCAAATTTATTTACTTTATTAAATTTAGACTTTTCATAGCAATACGAACAATCTAAGTTACAAGATAAATTTGTAAAAATTTGATAACATCTCTCATCTTTTATTTTATTTATTTTTTCCGTTATTTTCATTATTTACCTTTTTAAAAATTATTTGTCTTTAAAGACCATACTATTTCATCAATATTTTTTAATCTTTGTAAAATATTATTAATTTCTTGTTCTGATGGATACTTATCTATAATAAATTTAAATTGTTCTCTTTGTTGTTTATTCATCTGTTCTTTTACAATATTAAACAAGACATAAAGCAATCTGGTATTATCAGCCAATAAATCATTCAAATCACCTAATAAATTAGAGATTCTATTTCTTATTCTTCCTTTAAAAAATTTAATATAAGCATATTCATCAGGTATCTTTGTATATGTTTTTGTATTAAAATGATAACTATATTTAAAATTATTTTTATACAAATCATTAAGTTCTTTTTCATCACTTGTTTCAACTAAATAATATCTTTCATCATCTATTAAAAAATAGCCATCTTTGTGTTTTTGCATACTTGCAAATTCTGATTGTTCTATGATTAAATAGCATCCTAAATTTAATGGTAAAACATCACAATATCCAAGAAGTTCTACTAATACTATCTTGTTTTCTAATGTTTGTGATAACAAAAATTTAAATGTATCAATATCATCTTTATTTTTTGATGCCAAAAGTGTTTCATTGTAAATTTCGTAGCTATCAGCATTTTTCTCAATATCATAATTACTCGGTAAGTTATCACCAATAATTGCTTTAACATTTTTTAAATTCTTATATTCATCTATATTATTTACATAGTATGCTATTTTTGGATAATTTAATATAAATTGTTTAAACTCTTTCATTTTAACCCCTTATTAAGAATGTCTGCAACCACAACCATCAGATTTTCCTGAGCAGCTACCACTACAACCAGAACAAGCAGTGCATCCACTACTACAACTTCCAGAGCAGCTACCACTACAACCATTACAACCCATGGTAATATAAATATCCTCAGAGCCATCAAAATATGCAAATCCCTCGCGGTTTGCTTGTGTATCAGCTATGCGTATTTTCCTTCTTGTTTTAAGTTTGGATGCCATAGAAGCACTTTGTGTTGAAAGCAAGTATTTTTCATCACTCTCGCTTTTAGTATAGCTTCTACTTGTATCTGCTTTGTTATTTAACTCGCTCTTTGTTGCATAAGTGTTACTAGCTTTTGATGAAGTAAGATACCTACTATCACTCTCACTTTTGCTATAACTTCTACTTGTGTCAGCTTTGTTATTTAGATTAGATGTTAGATTATCTATTAGCTCTTTTAGCTCTTTACCCTTGTTTGCAGATAGCGCATTAGCTGTGCTTGATGATGTAAGTGAGTTTGTTACAGCGCTTTTAAGCAAGAAATTTGATTTTTCATTATTAAATGTATCTAAACTACTACTAATCTCGCTTTTAAAAACAAAATTATTATTTGCTTCTTGTTTTGTGTAAGCATCTATTGTATCTGTCTTTTTAAGATATGTTTGCTCTGCTGTTTCCGTTTTTAAAAATAACTCATCTGTTTTTATTTTTGTATAGTGCTCATCTTTTACCCATTTTCTAGTGGCCAAAACTACATTATTATCAACTACTAGATTTATTAAGTTTGTGTTTGATACTTGAATTTTAAAGCTTATGGTTATATCTTTTGCGCTGCCTTCATTAAGTAAAGGCTTATAGCTTTCAGCTACCTTTGCTATGGCAAATAAACTACCATCATCACAAAATATACCAGCTTCTCTTATATAAAAGCCTCCAACACTAGCATTTATAACACCCTCTACATCAAGGATATGATTATCTTGTGCGTTTATGGTTATCGCATTTATGCTAAATCTATGTTTCTCGTTTTGCAAAGATGTCATATCTTGGTTTATCTCGCCTTGTCCGTCTCCTACTGCCATATGTGTAAGCTGTATAGTGTTGTTATTTGATGTTGCTTGTATTAGCTTACTAAGCCCAACATTAGTTATCATTGTGCCACTCATTCAAGCTCTCCTTTTAAATTTATTATTTGTATATTTATGATCTCAGCTAGTTTTGCATAAGCCCCTATAAAGTAGTTGTCTTTTGTACTTATATTCTTAATTGATGTTGGATGTATAGTTATATTCTCGTGAGTTGATGTAAAAGAAGCTGTGTTTATATTTGTACTTATGCCTACTTTTATTGTTGCACCATCATACACAGAACGCACGTTTTTATATGCGTTTGCTATCTTGTCTACTTTTGCAAGCTCATCAAAATTAACACCGGATTTACCAGTGTCTATCTCTAGTTTAAAATGATATGGTTCTCCATCATATTTATACCACTCAATAAGCTTTGTCCCAGCATAAGATGCCTTAAGTGCTTTATCTAAGCTATAAAAAGTCCCTGAATAAAGATGAATTTCAAAAGCATTTTGTATAAGCTCTCTAGCCTCATCAGGCAAAAGTCCATCTATATCTACATCAAAAGCATTAGCTAAATGTTTTAATAATCTCTCATCACAACTTTTAGCTAAGGTATTTATAGTGTTTATATCTAGCTCATCAAGTCTTAATCCAAAAAGTTCATCAAGCCTTTTATCTATGTTTTGCTTATGTTTTGGTAGTATGCTCATAGCTTAGCCTTTGTGTAGCTTAGCTCGTAATTTATCCTAACAAAGCTATCATCATTTACCTTTATATCAGCACTTGGCTCGCTTAAATTTACCCTATAAACCCCATTTGTATGTAAAATTTTATAAACATAGCTAAGGTTTAAATCCTCCCCTAAAGATAAGCTTTGTCTGTTTTGCTTTATGCTGTTATCTATCTCATCTTGCATAAACATATCATTTAGCTCAAGCTCAGCTCTTATGCTTATCTCATTTATATTTGCATTTTTTACAACGACCTTATCAGTCAAGGGTCGCCTTTTATCTTCGTTTAGATACTCTTGTACCAAGGCTCTTGTCTCTTCGCTCATATCACTTGTTTTTAAAAAGACATTTACAACGCCGGCCCCGCCATTGCTAACGCTTACTTCTTTTAGTTTTGGAGTGGCACTCATGGCTTGATATATGTATGCCTTTTTAGCTCCTGCTGTGCTAAACCTTTCAAGTGAAAGTATCGCCCGCTCTCTTAATCTCTCATCATCTTCCACATCCTCCCCGCCATCAAAAGCACTTAATTGCTTTGCTTTTAGCACAAATGGAAAAGGTGTTTGTATATACTCACACTTAGCGTTGCTTTGTTTTACAAACTCATCAAGTATTACCTTGCCTTCGGATTCTAACCCACCTTTTGTGATAATCACATCATCTTTTAGTCTTGCTGTTTTTGCATTATCACTTGTAAGTATTGTGCCTTTTGGTATTAAAGTATCACTTTCTTTTATGCTTGATAATATAAACTTAACACTAGCCCATGGCTTTTCTCCTTTTAATCTTTCTATCCCATAAATGGCTACCACATTATCTAAATCACTTCCTTTTGCAAAAGCAAGCAGCATTGACTTAACAGCTTCATTTATCCTAGCTCTAAGCAATATCTCCCTATAAGCAAAAGCTTCAAGCATAGCAGAAAATCTATCACTCTCTAAAAGTTCTATCTCATCATCTTTTAAATAGCTTTTAAAAAGCCTTTTAACATCGTTTAAAACACTATTAAAATCAAGCTCTTCTATCATCTTTGGTGCTGGTAAATTTTTTAAAAAGTTCATATATTATTATCCTAACTTCGCAGCCGAGCAAAGCCCATCTTTACGACAAGGAGCTAAAGCTCCCTTGACCCACCTAAAGCACACCGTTGCTTTCGGCAACGCCGTATTTTTCTTGTGCTTTGCACTCTCTTTTAAAAAGTTCATATATTGACTCCTATTTCATCGCCATCAATAAGCACTATCTTAAAGCTAAGCTTGTGATCTTTTGCACTAACTAGCCTAACTTCATCTATCTTTACTCGTTTTTCCCATTTTTGGATAGCTTCTATTACATAGCAAGCAAGATTAGCCCTAAACTCATCATCTACTTTTTTATCCACAAGTTCAAAAATCCTGCTTCCATAATCAGGCAGCATAACCCTTGAACCAAGTGGAGTTAGTAAAATATCTTTTATGCTTTCTTCTATACTTGCTAAATGTTTCATCTTGGTAAGCTCTTTCCACCATCACTATCGCTATGGCTATGACCTGTAAGATCACCTTTTATATCTGTTATATTCCCAGATACATTTAAATTACCATTAAGTCTCATATCGCCTGTAAAACTTATGCTAGGACTTTTTAAAGTAGTATTTTGTGCTGTTGCATTAATGTTTTTTGCATTAAGATCTACATTAGCACATTTTATATTTATCTGCTTTGGCGAACTTATAGTAAGTGTGCTTGAGGCTGTGTTATAGCTCATCTTTATACCATCTTCAAACACAAAAAGCTGTTCTTTTGTGTCTACACCAGGTGCTTCGTGAGCTGTTTGATAAATAGATCTAAGCACAACACCAGCATTTAAACTCCCTCTTACAGGCAAAACCACAACTTGTTCTCCAACCCTTGTTGGCACAAATCCGCAAGCAAATTCATTTGCCATTTGAACTACCGGTAAAAAATCAGTCACCATAGAGCCAATGCTTACTCGCACTCTATCACCCTTTACTTCGCTAATCATGCCTACTTCTATAAAATCCACTTCCTACACCTTCTTCCTAAAAAAATCAGTAACTATATCTCTTATAAAGATAAGCCCATCACTACCCATCCAAGCCCCAAAACCACAAAGGCTAAGGCTTAGCCTAGTGTTATGAAAATTAAAAAAACTTATTTCATAAACGATATATGCCACAAAACAACCTTCAAAAACCCTATTTAAAAAACCCCTAAAACTTTTATTTGGGGTATGTAAAAAACTCACACTAGAACCCATCAAGCCAACCATCACGATATAAAAAAGATAGCTAAGCTCCATACTAAAACCTAAAAATGCTTAAAAGTCTTGCAGGGCTAAAAAACCCATTAAAAACCCCAATTGTCAAAGCCCAAGCAGTCATAGCTATATCTTTGTTATAAAATAACCACTCATAAAATGTATATGAAAAGATACTTAATGCAAATACTGCAATTGCTCCAGCAAATAAAATAAATGCCTTTTTCATTTACTAACTCCCAAACACTCTTTTAAAAGCCTTTCACACTCTAAAAGATAAAGCATTATTTGCTTGTGCGACTCAAAGCTTCTATCGTTTTTTGGTTTTTGTGGCATACTAGCTTGACATTTGATAGGCACATAAACATCTTTGTATATATATCTTGGCTCTATGTTTTTTACATCGTTTGCACAACCACTTAAAATAAGCACAAGTAAAAAACATATAAGCATTAATTTATTCATTAAATAGCTCCTTATAAGCTTTTAATTCAGCCTTGCAACTATCATCTTTTATATAGATTTTTTGCACTCTTTGCTCGTTTTTGCTTATCTTGTTTTCTTGTTTTATCTCATTTTCTTTTATTGCTTTGTTTTGTATATATATAAGTGCATTGCAAGCACTTAGGCTATTTGCCGATATATTTAACTCACTTATTAAGCTCTTTGTTTGATTTTTAAAAATTTGAATCTCATTTTCTAGTCTTGTAATTTTTATGCTCTGATAAAGAGTTACGATCATAAGGACAACAGCACAAAGCATAGGCATATTAAATATCTTTGAGCTAATAAATTTAAACAAAAAACCCATCACACACCCTTGTTATTTGATATAACAACTATAAAATCATTATCTTTTGCAAGATCTATGAGCTTATTTAGTGTTTCTTTGCTGTGATATACACCATTATCATCATAGCTACTACCCACCAAAATACACCCTAATGTATCCTTTGGATAATTGCCGGAGTGTATTAGTATCCGCCTATCTTTAGATACCAGCTCGTTATATAAAAGTGGCAATACCTTTTTAAACTTAGGCGAATAAGACCAAGTAGCCCCATACTCTCCAGCCGGTACTCTTTTATCTTGATTTGCTTTTATGCTGTCAGCTCCAGCTGGTTCTAAGGTGTAGCCTTTTAAAATAGGCTTATCATCACTTGCTAAAACAAACTCACCAAGTGTGCCATCATCTATATTTTTAAAGCGTTTTATGTATAGTTTTTTCATATCTCATCCCCTAAATAATCATCATCATTTTCTCTATATAGTGGTATCTCTAAACCTATACTATAAACATAAAGACTACTTTCAAAGCTAACAAATTCAATATTTTTAAAAATCTCTTCACCAAAAACAAAATTTGCCTTTGATATTGTTCTAGCTCTTAGTTCATCAAGTAAAGCAATTACACTATTTTTATCAGCATCTAAACTCCTAGCACCAACATAAAGTGTAAAACTAGCAATATCTTTTTTCCACTCTTTGTTGTTTATCCCGTTAAATGCCAGATATACACCAGTTTGAACACCTTCCTTGTATACAGTCTTTGCTTCTGGATAAATTTCTTTTAGCTTTTTAAAAATATCAATTATTTCTCTCATCCTAAACCGCCTGCATATTAAAATAAGCATCTGTTTTTGTCTCGCCCTCTAAAACAGATTTACCTATCTCAGCTCTTGCATTTTTTAGCATTACTATATCTTCTTCGCTTAGTGCTATTTTTAGATACACTTTAAGTCTAATCATTGCAAAATCCATCATAACCCAGCTCTTTACACTCTTTCCTTGACACTCTTCCAAGGTTTCGCCAACCGCTACATCCAAAGCATCATCTGTTATTTCATCTGGGTTTAAAAGGACACTCTGTGCCCTTTTGAGAAACAATTCTCTAAATTCCGTCACCATCTGTATCGCTCTCATTTTCTTCTGAAAGTGTTACCCACTCAGGCACAGCTATTTGATAGTCGTTATACACTTCAAATTTGTATTTAAGTGAGCTTTCTTCATTGTCATACCATCTCACTCTTCTTACAGCAAGTCCTAAGCTCATCACTAAATTTTTAAGAGGTGTCATTAAAAACTTACCTTTTGGTACAAAAGCAGCAACTTCTAAAGGCACATCAAGTATGCTTTTAGCATTAGCATTCAAAAGCACGCCTAAACCACCATTTTTAGACCCTACCTCTGTTTGAAAGGCTAAATAATCAGCTTGTGAGATAAGAATAACACTATCTTTTAGCACCTCTTCATTGTGTGCTTTCACCAATGCGGCTAACTTATCAACCATCTTTGAGGCTTTTTTATGTTCTATTTTTTTAACTCCACTTACCTCTTTTGCTAGTGTAAACCAGCCTTTGTTTAGGTTTTTAAACTCATTTGAACTATAATCATCCTTTTCGCCTATCATCCCTAAGTTTTGCAAATCAGTAGCAAAAGCCCTAGCAAAACTTTCAAATGTTTCAGACTCAAATTTAGGATTATCCGCATTATCTTCAAGTGTGTCTTGTGTGATCTTTGCAAACAACTGAACCGGCTTATTATCAAGTGTTACAGACCCAACACCTAATTTTTGTCTTTGCTCATCTGTTGGTGAATTACCTGGTGCAACCCTTACTAAAATACCCTTAGCAAGATTCCAGGTGTCAATACTAGTTTGTAACTTTTTAGTCTGATATACATTTATCTTTTTTAAAAAATCACTACTGTCAACTATAGTATTGATAACCTTCCTTGATTTATCAACACTTAAAGTGTTATTTGCGGTCATATCTGTTGGGCTTATAACACCTTTTGTTTTTATCACATTTAGTATATCTCTCATAATACCCCCTCAAGTTCATCGCTTTTATTTACATTGTCGCTTTGCTTGCTATTTTTTGCATTTTTTTCAAGCTCATCAACTCTGGCATTAAGCTTTTCTATGCTCTCTCCAAGCTTGCCAAAGCCATCACTTATAGCTTTTTGTATGCTTTCATTATCTTTGTTTTGGTTTTGCTCCACCTTTTCTCCTTTACTAAATTTTTCAAACAACACACTAAAACCTTTTGCTATGGCTTCAGCTATTCCACTATCTGATTTATTAAGCGCTTCACGCTCACCAGTTCCAGCCATAGAAATGCCTGCTATCTCGCCTTTTTTGACAGCTTGTTTTAACTCTTCACTTTCAAGCTTTATAGCCACAGCCCAGCTTCCAACTTTTTCACTTTTAAAAAGTGCATCATTTTCTCTAACTATCCAGCTTTCAGCCACATAAGCACCATCTGGCTTAAAGTTATGATCTCTATCTACATTAGCACCATTTAGCCCTTTCATAAAGGCATAAGCCGCCTTTTCTATCTCTGCCGCACTTGCTAAGTCGCCCTGAGTATCTACCTCATCTGGTGCATAAACTATCCCATAAACAACACCCTTTTCAGTGTCGCTTTTTGCTATGTTTATGGTTTTTTCATAGTTTGTTTTTACATCACTACTTTTATATATGATGCTTTTACCATTAGCACCAGCTTTTACAAGCGATATATGAGTAATGTTTAGATCTTTAAGTCTGTTTTTCATTAACTACTCCTGTAATGTTTTATGCTCATTTTATGTAATTTTTAAAAAAATGAATTACTAAACTACTATATATAGTATTTTTATAAAAAATCTTTTGTATAAAATTGTCAAAAAAGGATGCACTTATGAACAAATACATTTTTAAATCAGATACACAAAGCTTACAAACACCAAGAGATGAAGAAGCAAATGGCATTTTAGAACCATTTGTAGACTTTGATACATTACTTGCTATGCACTATGCAAATGTATATCATAGGCGTGCTATTAAAATAAAAGCTGGAATGCTTTCACAAGTAGAATTAGAAGATAGTGATATACGAAAGTTTTTACCAATTGAAGCTAGCCCAAAGTCTTTCTTATATGAGTTTGTGTATAACTTAGAGCTTTACGGCAATGCTCCAATTGAAAAGGCAGGAACCACAAATAACTATTGTTTATACAATATACCAGCAGTTGAATGGCGAACAAATAAAAATCGTGAGATTTTTCAGCTAGACAAAAATGGCACAAAAACACAGCTTGAAGGCTATTATTTAAAATACCACTCACCAAGTTCAAGGTTTTATGGTGAACCTGATTATTTGCCAGTTATGTTAGCTATCTTAACAAATCAAGAAGCAGATAATTATAATTATGCCTTTTTTAAAAATGGAGCAAGACCAGATCTAGCCATCATTCATAAAAACTCAGAGCCAAGCGAAGAACAAATTAGCACCTATAAAGAATTTTTTAGTGATAATTTTAAAGGCTCACTAAATGCACACAAAACACTACTTACTTATGCAAACTCTGCGACAGGTGATCGTGATGCAGATATTCGTTTTGAAAAATTAGGTGGCGTTGATGATCTTAGCTTTGAAAATCTCAAAAAGGTTAGCAGAAATGAAATAGCCGCAGCCCACGGCATACCGCCAAGGTTACTTGGCATTATGGAAGCTGGCGGACTTGGTGGCGGTGGTGAACTTATAGGACAGCTTCAACAATTTAACGAGATAGAGATAAAACCAAAAATAGAGCTAATTGAGGGCTTTTTTAGTAGGATAGGTATAAAACTAAGCCTAAAGGCAGTTGATGTTACTAACTTTAAAGATGATGGAGCTATCGTTACTGAACTTGTTAGTCGTGGTATACTTAGTATAGATGAAGCCAGAAGTATTTTAGGATGGCAAAAAAACATTTAAATATATATCATAAGCTTTTTAAAAGGTGTTTAAAATCGTTTAAATGCCTTTAAATAATACAAACATACATATAGGTAAAAAAAGGGGCTTAAAATGGCTTATAATGAAGATTTTAAAAATGAGTGCTTAAACCTTATAGCAAGTGGTGTAAACTCTGTGCTTGTTTCAAAGCAAATGAATGTATCAAGACCAACACTTACTAAATGGATAAAACAAGCCAAACAAGATAGTGTAAATATCCAAAATGCCATACAATCACTAGAAAAAAAGATAAACATACTAAGCAATAAAAAAGACCTACGCAGTGATGATGCTATCTTGCTTAGTGAGCTAATCATTGCACTAAATAAACTAAAGGGTGAAGATAAAAAGAAAAAAGAGCTAAGTTCTTATGTAAAACCACCTATAAATTTGGACAAAACAGCAAAAATATTAAGAGATGAGATACTAAGTAAAGGCGGCTTATTTGAGTATCAAAAAAACTTTTTAGCTTGCGAGGCTCAGTTTAGAATAGTGCTAAAATCAAGGCAAATAGGCTTTTCTTATGTAGCAGCAGCTGATGCACTAATAGGTGCTATTGGTGGTCGTAACCAACTATTTTTAAGTGCTAGTGAAGAACAAGCCCTTATATTAATGAGATACTTAAGGGGCTGGGCAGAGCGTTTTGGCATAGTGCTTGATAAAGATAGCGAAACAGAAATCACCCTTGAAAATGGTGCTATCATAAAAGCACTAGCACACAACTTTAGAACAGTTCAGGGCTTTACTGGCGATATATGGATGGATGAGTTTGCCTGGTATGCAAATCCTAAGAAAATTTGGCACGCCTTTGTGCCAAGCATTGGAGCTATCAAAGGTCGTTTAACTATACTTTCAACACCTTTTGAAGAAAAGAGCTTATTTCACGAACTTTATAGCGATGAAGCAAAATATAAGATGTTTGAACGATTTAGGGTAGATATATACACAGCTATTAAAGATGGACTTGAGTTTGACCTTGAGACTATGAAAGCGCTATTTGATGCTGACACCTGGGCTAGTGCTTATGAGTGTGTGTTTATAGATGATGAAAGCTCTTTACTCTCCATTAGCCTTATAAAATCTTGCATAGATGAAAGCTATAATTACTACACCCCAGCAAGTGATACCCCCTTGCTTTGTGGTTATGATATAGGCAGAGTAAATGACCGCTCAACCTTAGCCAGTGTAGTAAGCATAAAAGATAACTTTGTTCTTGCAAGTCTAGGCGTGTTTGCAAAGGCTAGCTTTAAAGAACAAGAAGACATACTAAGCTCACACCTAAGAAGCTACCCACTAGCCACACTTGAAATGGATAAAACAGGTATCGGACTAAATTTAACAGAGACTATGCGCTCTAAGTTTAAAAGTAGGGTTCACGGCGTGTATTTTACAAACTCTATAAAAGAGCAAATGGCACTAAATTTAAAAAAGCTATTTGAAGATAAAAAGATAAAGATACCAAACGATGCTATGCTAATAAGCGACCTTCACGCCATAAAAAGAAGCGTAGGGGCTAAAAGCTTTAAATACGATGCAAAAAGAAACGAATACGGACACGCAGATAGATTTTGGGCTTTAGCTTTGGCTTGTAAGAAAATAGCAGCCGTAACAAAACGAAGTGGTGGCGGAGCTATGATAATATAAACTTGCTTTTATTACTTTACTTTTAAAGCCTTTTTAATGTCCTTTATATACTCTTCGCCTATCTTGTTTCCTAAGGCATTTGTAGCCCTTTGATAATCACTTGATTTTAAAAACTCACTAACTGCATTTTTTAGATAAGGGTTTGCCTTTGTTCCTGGGTGTCTTACTTGTTTGCCAAAAAACTGCCCTTTTTCTTTATTCGCCAAGCTTTTCATCTTTTTAACTTTTATCATATGTGGCTTTGTACCTTCGTGGACAAACTTAGCATATTTTACCCCAGCACTATTACCTATGGATACCAAAAGACTATCTAGCTTATCATCATAAATTTGTATATCTCTTTTAAGATCACCCGTCTTTATAGGTGCTTTAAACTTAGCCTTTCTTAAAGCACCAGCCCCCACACGATAAACAAAGTTTTTTAGATGTGGCTTTATATCTTTTTCATTCACCTAATAGCTCCTAAACCTTTGCCTTTGTATATCTACCTAATGCTTCATAATTCATAGCTAATCCTTTTTTTACTTCTCCAAATATCCATCTTTTCTAAGCCAAGCTAAGATCTCTTTCTCATCTGTTAATACCCCGTAGCCTTCTATTTCAAATGTTCTTTTGGCTATATAAGCAAAGGCATCTATAAAATTACCTATAAATCTAATATCCTTGTCTGCATCTTCAAATTCACATACTTCTAACATCATAGGGTCTTTTTTACCTATTTCTATGTTTTCCAAATAAAAATCACAATTCATTAGATACATAATTTTGCCATCTTTTATACAATTAAGCCCTGTATAGTATTTATTTGCAAATGCCAAACTATTATCTTTTTCATTATATTCATAATTATTAGCAACTATAAACCATACAGCATAAGAGTTTAACTCTATTTCTAATTTTCTCATATAAACCACCTTTTGATTATTTCTTGATCTAGAGTTGTACTATGCTTATTAAAGTGCTTCTTCCCATCTTTTGGTTTAAAAAAAGTTACTATATCATTACCATCAAAGACCATAAAAAAGCCATTATCCGAATAAGCATTAAATCTTTGTGGTCTTTTATTGTTTGGTGCCATAACATTTATAGAGTTTAAAGCCTTTACTACATCAGATATTTTTGCTCTTGTATACAATAATTCAGAATGCTTACCATCATAATAATTCCCCTTCCTAAGACTCCTAAGCACCCCGGTTTTATCTATATGCCTTATTAGCTCATCATCTTTTCTACCAGTATGCTTCATCTTGACACCATCTATCTCTTCTTCTTCTATATATACAGGTATTAGCTCAGTTCTACAATGCATATGATATGGAGGCAAGCCAAAGTTTGATGGTAGTTTTTTGCCTAAAAACGGCTTGCTAGCCCAAGCGGCAGCAGCCTTTTTGTCTTTTATGCTTTTAGCGTTCATTATCTTATCAGCTTGTGTGTTTATATGATTTGCAGGTATAATTCTTCCATTCATTGACCTACATATTGCACTAGTCTTAGCATCTATTATAGCTAAAACTTCATAATACTGCACATCTCTTTTTCTTGCTTGATTTACCCTAGCTATATTATTTGTTTGGCTTATTATATGATCGCCCACACCCTTAAAATAATTCACACTACCATCTATGCTATCCTTTAGCTCTTCCTTCAAAGCCCCAGCTAGTTCGCTTTTTGGTATCTTACCATCAAATACCCTTTGTGTTACATCTTTTAGCTTGTTTTGAAAGTCTGCATTAAACTTATCCTTAGCCCAGACAAAGCTATTTCTCATACCTTCTATAGCTTTTATATCAACCCTATCAAAACTAAAACCCAAAGGATCTTTAACACTAGTAGCAAGTTTTTTATATATCTCTTCCAAATTTAGCGGATTTATACTTAGCCCCATTGCTGATATCTTAGAGCTTATCATATCTTTTAATGTATCTAGTGGTATATCGTGGTTCTCATTTACAAAAACTATCAAATTTACAATAGCTTTTTCTAAGTCATTTTTAACCAGCTTTGAGTTCTCGTTTGTAAACTCATCTATTATCTCATCTAAGCTTTTGTTTTGTTGTGCTTTTGATTTTAAAATCCCTTTTAATAATAAATTATTATCTATCATACATCCTCTTTAATTCGCCTTTTTTTGATGTATCTTGTGCATAAGACTTCCAATAATCATCAAAATATACAGCCTCTATTGTTGGAAAGCTCTTATTGCATTTATTGCATATTCTGTATCGTTTATTCTGTAGGCTTTTTATAGTAGTTACCACTCTTGTCTTTTCATTACCACAATACGGACAAAACAAACAAAACTCCTTTTTTTGTTTTATTCTAGCACTTTTTTAAAATTTTGCCCATTCCTGTTATTATTTTTGTTGCATCTTTTTTGTCTAGTTTATATAAAAACCTAACATACAAAAAATAAACCTTTGCTGTCCTAGCACAAAATCTAAGTAATTGTGTATCATCCCAGCAAAGCTCATTTTGCAAAGCAATTATCTTATTGATTTGAGATACACTTATCTTACTTGATTTGTTTAGATTTCTTCCTTTATAATCCGGCTTTAGGTTGATTTCATCATTACAATTAAGATTGAAAATATCAAGCACTCTATTTAGCTCATCTATGCTTAGATCTTTTGAGCTACTTACATCAAACCTAACCTTAAGCCAATCACTCCAAGCATCATTATTTTTTATTAATTTATAACTATTATGTGTATGAATTTTTGCAAGTAATTGCTTTCTATAAATCTCTTGTGCTTTTGTCATTTTATCACCTTTGTGGCTAGTAAATTTGCTAGTAATTTTTTAGTAGTAGGGCTTATTTGTCTTACTTCTTCTTGCTCTACTTCTTGTGTTTTGGCTTTATGATTAAGCCTTGTATACCATTCTTCGCTTATTCTATTTATCTTGCCTATCATATGTTGATTATCAAATAAGTATCTATATACTATGCTAGTCTCATTTGCATCAAGTCTTTGATATACTCCGTTATCTGTAACCACAAAAGAGTTTCTAAGCACTCCCTCGCTATCCATTTTGATTATCACAAACTCCAAAAAGCCATTGCCACCTTCACCAGGCTTTCCACTGCAAAGCTCTTCATTTTTATATACTTCTTTACAATAAGCTATCATATCTTCTATATTTTTAAAATATTTCACACCAGGTCTTGCTTGTTCTTCTAGTCTTTTTTTATGCCAAAACATCAAAGCCTTATGGATAACAAGATCATTATTTACAAAATTACCTCTAAATCTATCAGCAAAGATAGCAAAGTTTATAAGTTCATCAGTCTTTATGCTACTTAGCTTTTTATCAAATTTAATTAGCTTTGCTTGTGGCAAAAAGCCCTTACTATCACCAAATAAATCAGCTATTATCTTTAATCTTTTAGTGTCCATTTGCCACCTTTTCTAAACTCTTTAAAAAGCCTTTAAACCCCGTTTAAAGACTTATTAAAAGGCTTTAAAAGCAAGGGGTTTTTACCCCTTTAGCATTGAAACTGCTGCTGCTTTTTGTTTTATGCTTAAGCACTCTTTTAGTCCATTATCTTCAAGAGCTAATTCTTTTAATTTTCTCTCAGGTTTATAAACTACTTCGGTTTTTACAAGCATATCAAACTTGTCTCCCAAAAGCTCCCTTAAAAGCTCATCATCTTTTATAACAATGTCTTGTCCTAAGCTAACCTTTACACCATTATCATTATCTACTATTAGGCTTATAGTGTTTGCATCACTATCGCTTAATAGCTCATTAGCCCTAAACGCTATGTATTCTTTTGTATCTTTTAGCTTTTCATTTAGAACGTCTATTTGTGCTTTTAACTCGCAAAAATCCTCAATGCTTCTACCAAGCTTTTTATCTGTTAAATTTGTCTCTTTTTTGCCTATTTTTACTATCATTTTTTACTCCTTTTTTGTTTTTTGTTTTTCTTTTGTATCTTTTTGGCTAGTTTTTTATGTAAACTCATTCTTCCTCCTTAAAAAAATTAAATCTCCTTGCAAATCTATGCTTACAAACAAAGCCATAAGCAAAACAAACAGCGTGGTTTATCTTGTGCTTGTTTTGCTTCTTGTTTGCCTTTTTAACTACTCTTATCATAGTCCAAGACTAGGTGTTAATTGTAAATTAACATCAAAACTAAGCTCAGTTAGTCCAATTTTGCTAGCCTGTTCTTTTTCTATCTTCATTTCAGCACTATTTCTTGATGCTGGATGCTGACTAAAATAAACATAATTACAAAGCTCCATAAGATCTAAGCAATTTTTCATTACTTTTTCTCTATCTTTTGCTTCATCGTATATACCATCAAAGCAAAGAACAGGGCTTATTGGTGTATAACCGGCATCTTTTATTATCCTACAAGTATCTTTTGCTAGCCTAGTTGCAACTATAGATGTGCTATTTTTATCAAGCCCAAGTGCAGCATAAGGCGTAGCAACATATACAAACTTACCTTTCATCTTTCTCCTTTCAAATTAAAATTTAACTTTATCAAGGGCAAACAGCTTGCCCTTTGTAAAATTAAACAGTTGCATTAAATGCTTTTACACCATCGCAACGCTCACTAATATCATTGGTTAATCTTGCTAACACATCTCTTCTAACATTCTCTTCTGTAAAACAAACAAGCCTTAGACTAAATTTATTATCATCACTTATTTCCACAAAAAGTTCTGTTTCAAATGTTCCAGTAATTGCTGTATTCGCCTCATAAATAGGCAACTCAAAAGTTAGTTTCTTTGGTATTGATAGACTTTCTTTTGTGCCTGATTTAATTTCAACATCAAGCGACATTTTAGAGCTAGCATTCTTTTGCACACTGTCAAATTTCTTTACAGCTTGTAAGCTTTCAGCAAGTTCTATTACATCCATATTGTCATTTTTAACATCATCAATTTTGCTTATAAACATAAAAATAGACTTTAAGAAAAACACAAATTCTCTTTGAGATAGCGGCTGAGATATGTTTTTGCTAAAAAGACCGTAAAAAGGTGTATATCTAAGTTCAAGGTTTATGAGTTTGTCGCAAAACTCGGCTTTTTCTTTTGTGTTAAAATCTATCACGCAAGATATTTTTCTATCATTGTAAAATAGCTTTGAACTAGGCTCTTTGTATTCATTGACTAAATTTACAAAGCTATCCACATTAAGAGCATCTATTGTGTATTGATTTCTTAGTGGCTCTTTTAGTAAGCTCCTATTTAGTTCATATTCTTTATGAACTAATATAGCTCTTTTATCTTTGTCTATTTCGACACTTGGTATTATTTCATTAAGTATTTTTACTTCTTGCATTTTTTTATCCTTTAAAATGTCATAACTAATTGATCTGGGGCAGTTCTTGTTGGCAAAAACTCTCTAGATACATAAAATCTTGTTTTTATTGGCTCTTTTGGAAGAGTTACTCCAGTTGTCCCAAAAACAACAATCTCATTTTCAGAGTTTGGATCAGTTTTTACTGTTATTTTGATATTAACACTTGCTGTTTTTTTAGTACTTTGCACAGCACTGATAGCATCTTTTAGATTATTTGCAGTTTGAGCCAAAAGCGACCCACCGCCTAAACTTCTTAAGGCTTCTGTTAGAATGTCTATATCGTTATTTACTACTGTCTGATTCATTTTATTTACCTTTTTTTATATTTTGTTAGGATTTCTCCACCTCATGCCTAAAGCATTTTTGAGCTCTTAAATACTTAATCAGACCGCCAAAGGCGATCTTGTTAAATATTTATTTTCTTATAGTGTCTACTATCCGACCATCACTTTTTCTTGCTATAAAGCAATTATCCACAACTTCATAATAAGCCCTATTGTAAGATGCCATTAAGCCCAAAATCTTGCTACTTTTTACACCGTAATAGCCCCTTTTTGTCTTCCAAAGCTTAAAACCTTTCTCTTCTTGCAAGCTTATAAAATCCTCTATGCTCATAAGCTCTTCTAATCTTGCAGCTTGGGTATGTTTATACATCCTACATCCTTTTTTAAATTTACTCTTTTTGCTTTTTCTTGCTCTATCTCATCTATGCTTTGTTTTATTTGCTCCCATTTTCTTGTATTTCTAGGATGTGACAATTTTGCTATAGCTGTTTTTTCTATCTGTCTTACACGTTCTTTGCTAAGCGATAAAATCTGTGCTATTTGCTCATAAGTCATTTTTTAGCCTAGAACAACCATTGAGCTAGCACGTGCAACTATTTCAGCATTTATGCTAGTTTTATTAAACTCAGCAAGTCTCTTTGCCTTTTTATAAAGCTTTGATGAGCTTCTAAAATTACCCTTGCTCCACTCATATATAAAAGAACCAAAAAAATCGTTACACTCTTGTTTGCTAAGTCCACGCATAAGCCACTTGCCACATATCCTGCTATATAGTTGTTTTAGCTCCTTGTTCTTACCCATTAGGTTTTTAAGCAATATCTCAGTCCCGCAAAGTATCAAAGGCGTTCTTGAAAAATCGTGTATCCTTCTTAAATCTTCCAAAGCCCTAAGTGGCAAATGCTCCGCCTCATCAACCACCAAAATCTTGTCACTTTGTTTTAAAAACCTAGCCACAGCTTTAAGCCTTGCATTTAGCCCATTTGGTGCATCAATCTTCAAAGCCTCGCACAAATCTTCAAGTATTGCCTTTGCACTTGTATGGCAAGTTGCCTCTATCAGCACAGCATTTGAGTGCTTTTTGCAAAACTCTTTTAGCACAGTAGTCTTACCAGAACCAGCCTCTCCATATATCAAAGCTATCTCTTTTTCAGCCACAGCCTCATCTATGACAAAATTTGCCGTTACAAAGTCATCACTTTGATACACTTCTTCGCTCAAAGCTACCACTTTTTGCTTTTTTTGGCTATAATTGTCTATATAATTTTCAATCTTTTTAGCGACAGTTGCGATGTCGCCTTTATATTCTGCTTTGCGAAATTGACTTATCGTAGCAGGACTTAAACCAAGTGCACGAGCTAGTGCACTTGCACTTATCTCGTTATCGCTTAAAAAACATTCAAGTTTTTTTATAACATCTTGCATTTTTTTACTCCTTTTAAATTGCTTTTAAAAACTTTTTAAAACCCGTTTAAATCGCTTTTAAAAACAATTTTTACTAGCTCACTTTTTTCCTAGCCTTTGCCATATCTTCAAAGCCTTTTATCTCGCTCTTTTTACTAGCCCTTTCTTGCTTCATATACTCTTTATCAAACTGTGCATTTGTTCTATTATTTCTATCTATTACCGCCTTTTGCTCATACTCATTTACAGCTTCTTGCTTAGGTCTTAATGCCTTACTTGCATTAACTTCTTTGACATAATTAACCATAAATTCTTCAATCTCTTCTCTATCTTTTACAACCCTATCTTTTAGCCTTTTAACCCTTTGTGTTATGATTTTTTGAGCCGCTTTTGCATTTTCCACACTCTCACCGTGTTCTAAATCAAGCGGAGTTGCAACACCTATAAACTTATCATTGCTATCAAACACAAATTGCTCGTTTATGTTGTTTAAATTAGCCCTTACATAGACATTAGAATGATTAAACATATCCACATTGCTAAACCAAACACCATCGCAGCTAACACCTTTTTTGCATACACTCTTGCTATTTCTCTGTGCTAGATATAAGCTAAGCTCAAACTCATTCATCCCTACAGCATCATCTATCTTTTCATCATAAGCTTCCCTAGCACTCTTGCCAAGTCTTTCTAAATAACGATTGTTTAAAAACTTCTCAGTGTATTCATCTATAAGGCAAGAAACTTCATCCAAGCTCTTTAAATTTCTTAGATTAGTCTTGTAGCCTTTTTTAAGTCTTCTCTCTTTTTTAGACATAAAAAACTCAATAGCCTGTCTTTGTGTGATACTATGCCCTATGTAGCCCCTTAGCCACTCACTAAGACCATTTTGCAAAGCCCCAAAGTTCTTTTCTACATAAGGCTTAAGCCAACCACTATAAGCTCTAACCGCTTCATACTTAACCCCTATGGCCGACAAAAAGCTAAAGTTAGCCTTTGATTTAAATGCTTTTCCGTTATCACCCTTAATTACCTTCATCTTTCCATAACGGCTTATGTATTTTGCTGTGGCTCTTGCTATTGCTGTGCTATTTTCACTTTCACTTATATAAAAACTAGCAACACCGCTATAAGTATCTATAAGACCTATAAGCGTATATCTCTTTTGCCACTCTTTTACAAAGCTTTCAAACTCATCCTTGCTTTCAAATACATTATTTACAGCCCCAAAGCCTATCTTCTCGCACAAATCACTAGCATTACATATCACATCAAAAGGACTAGCATCGATCTCTACTATTTCATTTATGCTACTAACAGCCCAGTTGCTAACACCAAGACCAGCAAAATGCTTGCTTATAACACCATCTTCGCCTTTTTCTATTAGAGTTTTTAGCATAGGATTAGCTTTTAAGTATTTATTTACAAACCTATTCACCACTTCATAACTAACGATTTCATCTTTTTTAGCCAAAAAGTCCATATGGCTAAGCTTATTCTCATTTATGGCGTGATAATTAAGCACTTTGTGTATATTTTTTGAATTTACCCTGCCTTTTTGTGCGTGTATAAGCTTTACAGCAAGCTCACTAAGTCCAATCCTTTCAAGTTCGCTCTCTTTATTGTTTGTTCTTTCATCTACCAAACCATCAATCCCAGCACTTTTATAAGCTCTTTGCCAAGCATAAAGCTTATTAGCAGTTAATTTTATGCAGTATATTTTCTTAGCATTTATATACTCTATAAAATCAGCTTCTTTTATCTTGCCCTTAGCCTTTTCCCACTCATTTACTATTAGCTTTTTAGTGAGTGCAAGCTCTTTTTTAGCTTCGCTTGCACTTGCAAACCTGCCGGCTCCATTTACATAACCCTTGGCTTTTTTATCCACTTCGTTTAAATGACCTTCGCTTAAAGAGCCTTTGTTTAAAGCCCAGCTAGCCTTTTGAACTACCAAGCAATCATCTACTCCAGCATACTCTTCATTCTTTTCCCAATCACCCCTTTGTCCATTATCATTATCACAAATCCTAGCTTTTTCATCTGTGCCACAAAGTGTAAAATCTCTGATTGCTTTTTTATCTCTTGCTCCCTCATCATCTTTACTATCCCAGCCGCCTGTGTTTTCTCTAACCCCATCATTATCTATCCTTTCTATATTATTTTTATTAATCATCTCATCATCTATCCATATTTGTAAGACTTTTCCACCCCTACCTTTGCCATCGGCATAATTAAAGCCTAAGATGTTATGCTTTACAGAGCAAAATTTTTTACATTTTTTTAATGACAGCTTGGCAGATTTTTGCAAAGCCCTATCGCTTACACCTAAAATGTCAGCTGCCTGCTTAGAATTTACCCACAT